CTCGATGAATACAAAAAGAACTTCGGCAACTGGCAGACTATGCCAGAGACCATGATAAAGAAGGTCGCTGAATCCCAAGCGTTGAGACAGGCTTACCAGGGACTTCTCGGTGGGACATACCACGATGCAGAAGACTGGAGACAACCAGACCCTAGCTTTCAGGACGGCGAGTTTGATAAAATGCGATTACACGGCCCAAATACGGCGATCCAAGCCGAAGTGGAACCACAGTTCGACCAGGGACAAAACTCGGGCACGTCAGGCGCAGGACGGCGCAATATCAGCCAGAAGCAGCAGGAGCTCCTCGGTAAGCTTTGCAACAGCAGTCATCTGACCAGGGGCGAGCAGGACGAGCGTCAAGCCTTCCTGGATAACCCCGATTCCCTCATGACGGAGGCCACTAAGCTCATCGATAGCACGATGCAGCTCATTGAAGAGAGGAAGAAGGCGGAGCTCGAGGAAGAAGAACCGGTCAAGGATGCCGCATCTGACAATGCCAGAAAAGCAATTCTGGAAATGTCCACAGACTCACTGCTGACAGAATCCGAGAAAGCCAACCTCGAAAACTATGCAAAGGATCCACGGCTCACAAACAAGAGCGCTCAAGCACTCATCTCATCAGTAGCCCAGCGAATCACTAAGCGGAAACAGCAGCAGAACTATCCCGAGCACCTCGAGCAACTCATCTCTGGCATCCAGAATCACTGGGAATGGGACACTCGTGAAAAAGCGATCGAATGGCTAGAACTCCATGATGAAAACTGGAAGAATCTAACAGAACCAGACGCATCCCTTCTGCTTACGTCAGTGCTCAACAATGAGAAACTGCCTTTCTAAGGAACCACGATGAAAGCTTACAAATTCAGACGACCAGGACTCGATCGAACAGAGCGGGTTCTGGAATCGATAGAAAACCTTCCAAGCATACTTGCACCCTGGCTACTCGTTGCATTTGTTGCGTTGCTATTGGCTCAGTGTTGGAGGGTATGATGGACAGCAACAAGTACAGCCTCCCCTACTTCCCGCTCTACACGTCAGAGTTTATTGCGGACACCCAGGACCTGACAGATGAAGAAGTCGGAGCCTACATCCGGATCCTCATGTACTCCTGGAATAAAGGCGGACCGGTTGAAAAGAAACGTGCAATCCGGTTGCTGGATAACGTGAAACAGGTATGGCCCGTTCTCTCACAATTTTTTGTCGAGAAAGATGGAGTGATCCACAATAGCCGACTGGAAAAAGAACGAAAAAAAATCATCCAAAAAATGGTTGCTGGAAGCAAGGGGGGAAGCAGAAAGCCAAGCAAAACCTCAAGCGAAAGTGAAAGCGAAACATATAGCGAAAGGGGGGATAACTCAGAACTCAGAACTCAGAACTCAAATAGAGAGAACTCAGAACTCAAAAAACAACACAGTGCCGTAACTAATGATCATAGTGACAGCAATAGAGAGACCCCCTCACCGGAACCTGAGTTGACGGTGTTGTCGTTTTTTTCTGAATACCCTTCTCTCCAATTCCCAAACATGACAATCCCACGGCTACTACAGTCGATGGTTCTTGATGCTTACGACGAAAAAGCCCTGCGCCACATCCTGCACGAGCTGTCAGGGGTCCCCGACGTCAAGAAGCGCTATTCACCGCAATATGTCAAAGCGATTATTCAGAACGCACCGCTCCTGAAAATCAAAACCGGCGAGGTTGATGAACAGGGACAGGAGATCAAGGAATGGACACGAGAGGAAGCCCTGGCATGGTGTGATCGAAACGCTGCCAGGATGGATAAGTCTTTCGTTGGCATAAAAACCAGCGAGGGCGACGTAGCCCGATTCGAAAACGGGAAAGCGAAGTTCATGCTGGTCACTCCAAACCAGATGGTTTCGGCATTGGCCGGAGGGTTTGGATCATGAGAACCAAAGTCACCATTTATGACAGGGTTCTGCGACTGCTCAGGCAGGAGGAGAAATACCGAAACTCCGACGATCTCCTTTTTCTTCGGATCCTTGACGACCTGGGGTGCATCGTGTTCAGTCAGAAAGTGAATGAGCATTTCATTCCTGTTTCAAAATTCAAGACAGCTCCCCAATACGAATCAGTTAGAAGGTCCAGGCAAAAGGTTCAGCAAGAACACGCTGAGCTTGTGGCGACCGATCCTCACGTACGGAAAAACAGAGGCCAGAAAGAAGCCACCAGGGGCACTTGGATTTATCGGGAAGCCTACAATCCAGCACACGATAGGGTGAGATTATGAAGCGCATCCTGATCGGCATCGACCCTGGGGTAAAAACTGGATTTGCAGTAATCAATCACGGATTGATCGAGCGGGTTGAGACCATCGACATCCTGGAAGCTCTGGATGAACTCGAGACCTATGCGAATAAGGGACTCTATTTCGACAGGAGCATCAACGTCTACATCGAAAACCCCAACCTAAACAAGCCTGTCTTTGACAGAGGTCAGCGGGACAGAAAAGCTCTGAACATCGCACAGAAGGTCGGTTCCAATAAGCGTGATGCCCAGATACTCATCGAGAAATGTAAGCGAGTTGGTTTGCAAGTGATCCCTGTGAAGCCAGTCGCCGGTCCCTTCACAAAAATGACCTCAGAATTCTTTATGAAACAGACCGGTTGGGTCGGAAGAACATCACAGCATGCCAGAGACGCTGCTGGTTTAATCATTGGGAGGTAGGAATGGAGCGCAGATTTAAAAAGATAAAATACGGCAAAGGCAAGGTCATCATTGTTTGGGAGCAAAAAAACAAGGCTGATGAGTGGGACAGTTACAGCATGGAATCTACGGAAGCACCCGCTCCCTCCCTCGACCTCGCACTCCAGGGGTTACGCCGACCTCTCCTGGAAGAGACCGAACTCACCATGTTGGAGCCTGTCAAATTCAACGTCGGAAGCGTTTCTATCTCCTGGGTTGAAACCGAGGATCAAGGGACTGTCATGGGTGCTGTGATTTCAGCACTTCGTGAACTTGACAACTCAAACTCACCCCTAGTGATCAATTCTCCATTCAAGCCGGAACGCCCATACACCGAGGATGGTGATTGGACAGGATGTCTTCAGCAGGAAACCGTCGAAGTAATCAAGCTCCTTTTCGATGAGGCAGAGCTATACCTCGAGGGGGACAGAGCGCAGACAAATCTCTTCAACCACAAGCGGAAAACCATTGCGAATGACCTTGAGTCCAGCGTTCAGGCATTTGTCGATGTGCTTGAACAAGCGAACGCTACTGTGGAGGTCGTTGAATGCTGATCTTTCGCCTCTGCGTCCTCTCTGGATGTTTAATAGGGCTGGTTTCGACCAGCCTTCTCTCTTTATGTGAACCAATTCAAAAACAGGGTATCCAATGAAAATAATTTATCTCAATCCATCTGAAGTATTCCCCTACCAGAACAACCCTCGAATCAATGAAAAAGCAGTGGAAGGTGTTGTAAAAAGCCTGCAGGAATTCGGTTTTCAGCAACCGATCGTGGTCGATGCAGAACACGTCATCATCGTTGGACACACCAGGTGGAAAGCTGCCCTGAAGCTCAACCTCCCAAGCATCCCGATCCTGATCGCAGAGAACCTCTCGGCTGAACAGGTGAAGGCATACCGCCTAGCCGACAACAAGACTGCCGAAGCATCCGATTGGGATTACACGAAGCTCATAGACGAGATTGCCGATCTGACCCAACTGGATATCGACATCACATTGACGGGCTTCTCTGATAAAGAAATCCAGGAAATCCTTGGCATGAATGAGTCCACGACTCAGGGACTTGTTGATGACGACGAAACACCTGACGTCGAGAATGTCGAACACCGAGTTCAACCTGGTGATGTATGGGTTCTGGGCGAGCATCGCCTGGTCTGTGGTGACGCTACTCTAGCTGAGGATGTTCAAAAAGTTCTCTCCAGGGCAGATGAAGTAGCCGATATCGTTTTGACCGATCCTCCGTACAACGTGGACTACGAGGGGAAGGCTGGTAAGATCCAGAATGACAAAATGGGTGGCTCGCAATTTCTCACATTCCTCACGGAAGCGTTCAAGAACATGGCTGAGCACACAAAAGAGGGTGGCGTGGTTTATGTGTTCCACGCTGATACTGAAGGCATCAATTTCCGAACTGCTCTCGCCGTTGGAGGCTTTGAACAAAAGCAGACCCTGGTCTGGAATAAGAACTCCGCAGTGATGGGTCGCCAGGACTACAACTGGAAGCATGAGCCGATCATGTACGGCTGGAAACCTGGTGCAGCTCACTATTTCAACAAGGATTTCAAGCAAACGACCGTTATTGATCATCCACGCCCCACAAAGAACGAACACCACCCCACTATGAAGCCTGTGGACCTGTTGGTCCTGTTGCTCCAGAATAGCTCTATCACCGGTGATGTGGTACTTGACACCTTTGGTGGATCCGGATCGACGCTAATTGCTGCAGCAAAGACCGGTCGCAAAGCACGCATCCTTGAGCTGGACCCCAAGTTCTGTGATGTGATCCTTGAGCGTTGGGAAACATGGTCTGGTGAAAAAGCAGTCCGCATGGAATTGGAGATGGCAGGATGAAAACACTCTTCCAGGTAGGACAAAGTGTAACAGTCCGAAACCCAGAATCCCCCCGCTATAGTGAATTCGGGAAGGTAAAGTACATCGATGTGGCAGGTCGTCTCTGGGTGCTACTTTTCGGACAGAAAGAGCCGCAGCCATTTCGTGAAACAGAATTAATTCTGACCAGAAATATGATTCCAGAGGAGATGTGAACATGCAGGTTGTCGATATCCAACTCAAGAAGGTCACCTTCAACCGTGGTTCATCACCCCATCCCTCAATTCTGATTTTTATTGATGATACTTGGGAGCGGTTCCACGACGGTGTAGGTGTTGAATTGTCCGAAGCTGAAGTGGCACAAATCCCAAATTCTTACTTCGAAAACGGTCTTTTGTCGGTGGATGAAGTCACCCGCACGGTGATTAGCAAATGAACTGTCCAAATTGCAAAGACGATGGGAGAAAAATGATTCTCAGAACACAGCAGTACCAGGGGTTCACTATGCGCAAAAGGATCTGCCTCATTTGTAGCTACCAGTTCGAAACGGTAGAAAAAGCTCTGAAAGACATCGAAATCAAAATCAGCAGAGAAGGGGAGCAGCATGAGCGTGTACAAGCGACTTCTTAATGAGATCGATGGTCTCCTGGGTGATCTTGGGATCCTGAAAGCGGACGACACAGACGACCTGGTTGTTCAAATCAGGGACCTTCTCTTTGGCCACCTGGATGCTGTTCAGAAACAGACCGTCGAGGATGCGATTCGTGAGCTCAGCAAGCCGACCTCTGAGAAATTGACGAAGGCCGATTACAAACGAGTGAAAGCATCTGTCGAGTCCTCACTTGGGATTGGAGTTGATGATGCTTTAAAGGCGAAAGTGCTCACCTCAGTTGACGAGGTTTACGCTCGTGGCCAAGAGGCGGTCCTTGGGTTCCGTCCCACCTATCAGACCATTGACACCAAGGCAACCACCTGGCTACAGGAGGATTGTGTTTACTGGATCGGCAACCACTACGAGACTGATGTTCGTGATCGCCTTTTAAGCACCGCCCAGGAGATCATCGGTTCAGGCATTGGCCGGTCAGATGCTGCGAAGCTCATGGAAGCCTCTTTTGGTGAGGAGTTCGTCCGGTCCCAGGTGTATTGGGATGGCCTTGCAAATCATGTGGTGACCAGAGGTCGGGAATTTGGTTCCGTGAGTGGCTACGAGGCTGGTGGGATCAAGAAGTACAAAATCCTGGCGTTCATCGACCAACGTACCTCGGATATCTGCAGACAGATGGATGGTAGAATCATCGAGGTGGCAAAAGCCTCTGAACTCAGGGACTCCCTCATGAATGCAGGCAAACCGGAAGACGTGAAAGAGATCGCACCCTGGCTCAAGGGCAAAGATATCAAAGGCAAAAAAACGAAGGACTTACCAGTTGGGATGTCACTGCCCCCCTATCACTTCAAATGCAGAACAACAACCATCGCTGTGGACGATGGCAGCGAAGAAGAACTTCAAACCGAGGAAGGAAAAACAGAAGAATGAGTGAAAAGCTTTACTGCGGACGTGGGAAGACCATTAAAACCCAGTTTGGACCGCAATTGAAATTGTCCCTAACAGCAGAGGACCTTGCAGTCATGCAAAGCAACTTGGACAATGGCTGGGTGAACATCGACGTGAAGAAGAAGCAGGACGAGAACGCCAAGTTCCCCTACTACATGGAGGTGAACACCTGGAAGCCCAACCAGCCAAGCACCACATCTACACAACCACCCATTGACGATGAACCACTACCGTTCTAAAACGAGGATCCTATGAAAAAGAAAACGCAAGCACCAACACCTGAAATCAAACCGGTCAACAAACCTGAACCAAAGCCTGAGCGATTTCTGCTCCAGCGGACCGAAATTGGTGTTCTGGTGTTTAATGACTATCTGGAGAAGGCCAAGGGCCGGAAAGATCGGAAGCTGACGGTATTGGAAGAGCGTAAGTTCCCTGATGCCCCAAAGGTTGCACCTTCTCACCGAGTTGCGGAGTTCGCAGGTATATTGCCCAAAAAATCGAAGGAAGCTGTGTCTGGCGCATACGAATCTGGAGTGGATCGAGGTCGGACGGGTGTACAGAGAGGGCTTATGAACCTCCTTGGAATTGGTGGGATGGTATCCCAGATTAATCAGATGACGACCGTACTTAACGTATTGGATAAAAAAGTGTATGAGCACGATAATGTGCTTCATCACTGGAATAAATCCTAAAAAAGGGGAACTTTGGACCGATAATTGAAGTTGTTGAGGTGAACCACGCCGGCAAAAACATGTTGCAGACGGTCTGCCGCAGATTAATATTTTGATGAGTGGTGAATGAGGGCTAGCCAATTTAATGTATAATATTCTAAACATAGCGGATTACGTGATTGATCACGGGGCAAAAACAGGTGTCTCTATTTCACATTTGAAGCTCCAGAAATTACTATATTACATTAAAGTGTGGTCGCTTGTTGCCAAGCAGCCGATAATCAAAAGCGGATTCTACAAATGGAAGTTTGGCCCAGTTAATAACACGGTCTACCAAAACTATAAAAGTTTTGGCTCCCAGGATTTGTATCCAAAATCACCTGGTAAAAACCCGTTTAAGACAGACTCTGATAAAGCTCTAGTCGATTTCATTATTGACAGCTATGCTCCATTTGATGCGGTTACACTTTCAACTTTTACTCACAAGGAACTTCCTTGGCTAATGAGCAAGGATAGTGATAAAATTGATGAAGAAACCATCCTTCAATATTATTCTGGCCTTGAGTTCGCTGAGAATTTTCCACTTTCTACGGAAAGTGACTCTTATGTGCCCGTCTACACCGAACAAGACGCTTCCTACATATTTGATATGGAGTTAGCTTTTGCCCAGCACATCTTCAAATACAACTCGATAGAAGATTTCAAATCTAATATTGATAAGGCAAAGAAACCTGCTCTCAAAGCGTTGAAGGATGCGATAGCCACCCTTGTCTAAATCGGTTGAATGGGAATATTTAGCCGAGCTCATCCAAGATTTTCCTCCAAAAAGAAAACTTGACAACGACCCCGAAGTTGCAGTCGACAAAGCATTCTTACTGCTCAGGGATAGAACAAAATCGGTCGAAGCTTTTAATATGTTCGAAGATCTTGGCCCCCCCTTTTTCGACTGGGATTTGACCTCAAAGATTTCAGCCGTTGAAAAGATAATTCTCACATATCACAGTGTCCTTTTTAAGCGAATCCTGTCTAACAATGGAGAGTACAGAAAATCAACGGACCCCTACGGGGGTAAAGTGGGATTTGGAGGGAACCTCCGCTCTGAAACTAGAATAAAATATCCAGGTTGTGGGCCAGCATCCATCTCTAAGAGGGTGCGAGAGGCAATCACTCAGCTATTCAACGAGCGGGAAGACAAGGTAGAGAGCGCAATCAGATTCTATCAGCAATTCGTATTTTGTCACCCCTTTTATGATGCTAACGGTCGAATTGCACGATTTATAGTGAACTCCTACCTTCGATATCACGGAATAATTATACTTTGGACTCAAATACACCAAAGCAGGCGAAATTTCGTACGCCGACTGAATAAGTGTCATGACCGGTATAAATCCCATGATAAACAAGCTTATGAGCGGCAGATGAATTATTTTGTTTCATACATAAAACAGCACCTACTGAAAACATCCGAACTTGGGGACACGGTTGAGCCGTTAGATAAAATCAAAAAGCCTCGGCTCCAGAAATAACCCCAGGCCCAATCAGGTCGTGTGATATACCCATCATTAGTGCATCGCTATAATCAGGTGAAAAATTGAGTCTTTTCTTGATGTCATCCTTTGAAAGCACGGTGATCATTTTGTCCCCATCCACTTTGTATCGATGTGCAGCAATATCCTCACGCAACCTCTGGTGATCTGGAATCTGAATAAGTTCATCTTTAAATAATTCTCTCAATTTCCAATAGCCCTGAGAACGTAGATTTCTAAAAGTGAACGCTGTCCCTCCCTGTAATTTGGGCTTTGCTCCTGAGATAAACTCACGCACCTTAAAGCTCTGGGCACGCAAGTTATCCACCACACCAGCACCTAGTCCAACACCATCCACAACGATGCGGTTTCCAGGGATCCTGTTCTCAGCTGCATAGAGGGAAACCCTACTGGAAAGTGTGTGGGTATCCATCCCCTTGAAAGTCTCCTGATTGAAAAGCGTCACTATCCGGTCGTCCTCAAAGATATGGGACAATACTGAAAGGTCATCCCCATACCGAGCAACGTCCACGCCCAGCCCTTGAGTCCCTGCAATCTTTGGCCTGGTGTCATAGGTGGCATTTTTTACCCATCGGAACGGGATCAGCTGCGCAGGATCATCTTTCGTATCCCAACGGCCAAGGATGTACCGCTCCCATTCGTCTGGAGTGAGAATGTTCTGCAAATCATCGATATATCCAGGTGGGAGGTGAGGATTTTCTGTTGGCAGTGCCGGAATGAAAGCATGGTTGGCAAGTTTTTGATCATGAAACCTTCTTTTGACCCAGGAGTCCTCGGGATTGCATGTCAGCATAATTCGCTTTGGAGAACGAGTTCCATTGGGTAGAACCCATCGGCCTACTCTGGTGGCAAGGATCCGGAAAGCCTTTTCGTCTACTTCGTCCGCTTCTTCAATACATGCCCAGCCAACCTCCAATCCTTTGAGCTTGTTCAACTCAGGGTCTTTTGTGATATCCGCCTCAAGGAATTCAATTACAGACCCATTGATCAGGGTGATAACCATATCAGACCGGTTGAAAGATTTGATCAGTTCCGGTGGGCATACCCGCAGGAATGTCATGAGGGTGGTTTGTTTCAGTCGTTTGAGGGTTTTTCGTATGAAGACACCACGGTTCCCTGGGTACTTCATGGAAAGGTCCACTCCTTCACCAGAGACGGCGTAGGATTTCCCTCCGCCCATTGCTCCCCCATACAACCTGAATAGCTGGGGAGCTTTGTGGAACTCTACTTGTTTTGGATGAGGAGTGTAGTACTTGGCTGCATTGACGATCATTCCATAATCTCATCTTCAGCAGTGGAATCTCCCGTAGGGGGTGGGTCCGGCTCCGGCACTGCGCTCTGGTAGATAATTGTCTGCTCGGATTCAACCTTTTGAACCTTTAGACCCAGGAGCTCATCGACTTCTTTCAAAGCCTGGATCGCACCCTTGAAATCTCCCAGCTGGACGAGGCGTGAATAGAGGAAGTTTAGTTTCGCAAGTGACTGTCCCATTGCCTGGGTTTGGAACCCATCTCGGATAGTTTCAAATTCCGCCAGAGCCTTGTTCATGTAACGTTGCACTGAGCGAGGTCCGATGCCGTATTTGTTGTCCAAAGTTGTCGCAATTTGATTGCTTCGTGCGCCGATGATGAGCATATCAACGATATCCCTAACCGCTTGCTCACGTTCACTTTTCTTTAGTTTTGGTCCTGGCATAATTGGTCTGTCTTCCGCAAAACTGGCGACAACTGTCTACACAGCACTTTTCAGAGTGTTTCTGAGTTGAACAATTTGAGTGATTAGGTTGACAGCATTTGTTTTTGAGACGTCCTCCAGGTCCAGCAAATTCTTACCCTCATCGGGGGTTAAAATCTCATCTTGAACAAGTCCACGAACGTTCTCTATGTCGGATGTGTTTGAACTGAGATCAATTCCTCGGAACTTGATTCGAAGACCCGTCTCGTTCAGAAGTGTCCTGTTGAGAACGGATTCGAAGATTTGCTGCTTTGGAGAAATCGACACCTCTTTGAAAATCTTCAACTGCTGTTCTGCTTCACCCCCGCCTCCCATCGAACCAGAAGTCACCACACCCATAATCCTTGGTGGAACACCGTGGCCGGACAACACTTCGTCCCTGATTGAAGTCCGGAGCTTTTGAAAGTCAGCATCCTTAACCTCAGCCATGATTTTCTCGAAACGAACTTTAATATTGGGGTCATTGATTGGGAGATACAGCGTCTTGTGAGAATTGTCGATCCCCTTCACCGTCTGGGTCAAGAAGTCACGCACCAGGGCTTTGGTGGGGCCATCGAACTCTCCTCCCTCAACGATAACAGCCAGCGCTGGGATTGCGTTGTTCCTGAAAAACCGATAGTTCCATTCAACGGCCAGTGCATCCAGGATCATGGATCCAACAGCACCAATCCAATCTGGCCTACCATAGTAGGTGGAACGATTCGAGGGATATTTGAAGCGAATCATCTGGTTCTTGGCACGATCGCTCTTCTTTTTAAGACCATACGGGGTAAAGTGGACTGTTCTGCCATTCAACTCCTGTATGAAGGTATCTTTCGTTCGGTTGAGATACATGGTTTCCCCAGGAACCCAGTACAACTCTGCTGGATCACCTTTCCTGGTCTGAATGACCTCAATGTGACCACCCCCAACTTCTTCAAAGTCCATAAATGCAGACAGAATGACCTCATGAAAGCTTTCCAAGGGGTTAGCAGTGATCAAGATTTTCGGCCACTTATCCTCGGGGACATATTCACCCTCTACATCGAGAATGTCGAACCCTAGCCCCACTGCAGATACAGCCTTGAAGCTTATAGCTTTATGGTGGTAGGTGTTATCGATGGTCTTTATCGCTCTGAGATTGATAGGGTGAGGAATAATGTTTTCCTGCTTAACGATCTCATCGTTCAGCTGAGAACTTGCCTTTTTTACTGACGCAAGCGATGGTCCGGATTCCAGACCAGTTGTAAGGGTGATGATTTCAGCAGATGGTTTGGCATCACTCATTGGATTTCCTCCGTGATTATTAACTCCATGTGCCAAGGTAGCCACCCCGCAAAAACCACTTCTGCATGAATTTGTCACCGACACCGACACGGGTGTATATGACAAGCATCCTCTTTCTGGGGAACGGGCAGTTGGGAAATTCCCCCCATGCGAAGAAAAGTCACCAAGACCACCAAGCTCAAAGACCTCACAGTTGAATTCATTTCAATTGTGCCAAGTGGTGCAAATCAGAAGCAGATCATCCACAAGGATGAAAATGGTGTCACCTCCCTCCGCCTCCGAATCCTGAAACAGGACGAAGATCAGCGGATGGTCTATGGCATTGTTTACTCTCCTGGAACCCCAGACAACGAGGACACCCAGGGTGACTTCATGGAAGCAGAGGAGATCAGAAAGACGGCCTTTGACTTCATGGCCAACGCACGAATCCACAATGTGGACTCTGATCATGATTTTGAAGCTGGCCAGGGCTTCGTCGCTGAATCCTGGATCACCAAATCCGACGGTGAGCTGAAGGATCCAATGTTCCCCGAAGAACCCGAAGGCTCATGGGCAGTCGGCATCTATGTCAGCGATGATGAGGTCTGGGAAGGTGTCAAATCTGGAGATTACAATGGACTGTCAATGGCCGGAGCCGGTGTCCGTGAAACCGTGGAGAAGAAGATGAATTTTATCGAAAAAGCCCAAGAGATAATCAAGGGTGTCAAGGAGAACTATTCACGGAGAAAGCTCTGGGACCTGGTCTATGCGTTCACTGATGCTGTCTGGGAGGTCATGAATGATGAGGACACCACAGACAAAAAGGCTGCCGTGAAGGAGCAGGTGACAGAATTCACCGCTCTCTTGGACGCTGAAGTCCTGAAGTCTGCTGCTGGCAAAGCAAATATTGAAACTATGAAAAAGGCTCATGAGGCACTTGGAAGTCTCCTGGGTGGAACCACTGATCAAGAAAAGGAGATCGAAAAGATGTCTGAAAAAACCGTAGAGACTCCTTCTCAGGTAGCCACTGAGGAGCCGGTCGAAAAAGCAAAAGGGACACCTGAAGTGAAAAAAGCAGATGACATTGCTGCCATTGTAAAGGCCGCTGTAACTGATGCTGTCAAACCCCTGGAAGATCGTATCTCGAAGCTGGAAGGCTCACCCGCCTCAACCAAAGAGTCTGGGGAAGTGAACAAGTCCGAGGAAGAAGTTCCTCATACCATGTTCCTCGGTTGATCCGAGCCTGAAGTAGAAAACCAAGAGGAATAAATATCATGACCGTAAAAGAATTTTTAGAGCAAGTCCAGAAGGGTGCAATCACCACTTCCGTTGGTGGCCAGATGTCCACCCAGGATGCGAACGCATTCATCAACCTGGTGAAAGAGAACAACCCCTTGTACGGCACAGAAGTACAGCTCGTGCCCATGACTGCACCATCCAAGAAGATCGAGATCATTGATCTGGCCAGTCGTATCATGCGTTCAGGTGTTGAGGGTGTTGCTCCCACGGACACATTCAGTCCCACCATCTCAAACCGCACACTTGAGGTGAAGGAAGTCCTTCTGCCTTATGATGTGACGTTTGACTTTCTGGAAGAGAACATCGAGGCAACAGATGCTGATACTCTCCTGCAGAAGATGTTCACCACCCAGTTTGGTAATGACCAGGTTGACCTCTCCATCAACGGAGACGAAGCGCTGGCCGAGACGATCACCGACACAACCCCAAATGACGGGGTGGATGATACCACTGGGTTCACCCAGAACGATCACACCTTTCTACGCATCAACGATGGTTGGGTGAAGAAGCTGAAGGCCGATGCTGCAGCACATACTGCGGTACTTGGTGATTCAACCTCTCGTGATTACAAGGGAGACATTTTCCCTGCCTTGATCGACAACCTGCCTGAAAAGTACCAGCGTGATCTCGGTAAGCTGAGTTTCTATGTGAATCCAGCAGCTGAACGTGCCTATCGTCGCCAGCTCTCCGCTCGTGAAACTGCCCTGGCCGATGCGATCCTGACCGAAGGTCGTCGGGTTCGTTATGAAGGTATCGATATCGTGCCTGTCCCTGGCTGGCCAGCCCATGTTCCTGTGCTATCTGCCAAGCTGAACTTTGCAGTTGGTGTTAGCCGGAGCATCCGTGTTGGACGTCAGGTTCAGGAACGGAAACGCATTATCGAGTACACCATCACTGCCAAAACCGATGCGGAATACGCTGTCGGTGATCAGATCAGCTTTACCGTTCTGACCGATTAACACATCCTACCTCCGGTTTGATAAATGAGGGAGAGCGTCGTGAACTCTCCCTCTCTCACCGGTGGAATATTTACGCAACCCGATCTAGGAGGTAAGACAAATGTCTGAAAAAGACGCAACCGAGAAAACCACCCAGCCCCAGGCTCCCAAGGGAGTCACCAAGGTTCTGACAGGGAAGAATGAAATCCTGCTGGTCTCCAAAGGGGGCCGAAAGGTTAAAAAAGGCTCACCAGTCAATTTTACCCTGGCGGAGTGGAAAGCACTCCCAGAGTATTACAAGAGCCTGTTTTCAGATCCTGCTCCAAAGAAAAAGGAAGATTAGACCTTCCCCATGTTTACGACCTCTGCAGCAGTTATCACCGAGGGCAACCTTGCTGGATTAGATGAGAGTATCATCAGTCCCCACCTCAAAAAGGGGGAAGTTGATCTAAAGAAGCTTGTCCCTGTGGCGACTCTTGATCTCATTATTGGGCCAACCGCCCCCTACGATGCCACCGATAAAGAGGTGGTGACTGCTGCAGAATCGCTTCTCGTTTTGTCTCACGCACTCCCCAAGCTCATTAATCTTGCTGGAAAAGATGGTGGACTGACTCGTACCCAGGGGATGGGTGACAGTACAACAGTGTTCGTGAGTCACAGAGAAGCAACGGTTATGGCAAAAGATTATCGTGCTCAGTCCATACGGCTCTTGAAACCCTACATGGAAGAGATGCCTGTAGGAGCAGTGAGCGCTGGAGGTTTTGACTTATGGGAAGTTTAAAGCTCAAAGTCACGGACAAGCCAGCAATCCTTGATGCGAAAGCTGCTCTGATTCTGGCAAAGGACCTGGACCGGCATACAAACCGTGAAGGGAGTCTCCTCGTTGGAAAGGTGAAACAGCGAATCACCAAAATGAAAAAGGTGGATCAAGGTGAATTGCGAAAATCCATCGGATACGAGACAAGGCGAAATGGCTCCAGAAATGAACTAAAAGTCGGACCAGGTGCAAAACACGCAATTTTTGTCCATGAGGGTACGAAACCACACTGGGCTCCGCTTGGATCTCTCTTACTCTGGGCGAAACGAGTGAAGCCGAAATTGACCCCTATCGAACGCACCCTCTTTGCTAAAAGGGTTCAATTCAAGATTGCACGATACGGAACGGATGCACACCCATTCCTGGCAGAAGTTTTCGAGGAAGAGTCCCCAAATGTGAGGGACCGCTTTCACGGTGAAGTACGAAAGATTTTTAAGAACCGGTTCAATCTCACCCTCGGTGGTACTGCATGAACATCAAGGATTACATGGTGCTCATTGTAGCACTCATACAGGCAAACCTCGGCGATCTAGGCTTGAGTGCGGTTCACGACCACCACGACCTCTCAGACGAAAGGGTGTCCGGCAACGAGGCTTTCATCGACCTGGATACACAAGAGTTTGATTCTCCCGAGGAGGATCGTTTCGCACTTGAAATGATTGTCCTGTTTCCAAGGTCGAAAAAAGAGAGCCGTTCTGTCGCACGTTCCAAGGGGGTTGATTTTGTAGAAAAATTTAAGGAACTGATCTGGAGCGACCTGGGACACCAGGACTACCCTCCGGATGTTAAAGCCACCTACGGCTATGTGAATTTAAATGGAACGCAAGTCTTCGGTGTGAGCTGTGTTCTGACTGTGACGATATAAAGCAAAGGAGCTTAAGATCATGCTGAACAAGGACAAAATTATCAATGGGCCGTTCGAATTCGAGCTTCTCACCGATGCAGCAGCCGAAGTCATCAGCTTCACAGGTCTGAAAAAGGATTCTGTGAAGTTCGATGTTGAGACGGAGGAATATGCTGACGACATCGAAGACGGAAGCAAGGACCAGGGCAATTATGGCAAGAATGCAGTCTGCGAGCTGACCATTTCTGAACTGGATCCCACTGACCTTGCACTCATTGAGGGTGGTACGGTTGACAATGCTGAAATCCGGTTTACGGCTAAGGGGAAAAAGGTCACCATCCCTTCAATGGATGCCATTTCTATCTCGGTTGAGAATTTCAAAACCAAGATCAAAATCAGGAAGTCCCTGGCCATCGGGCAGGCATTGACTGACGCCTTCACCATCACTGCCATCTAGGTATTGAATGCTGGTTAGGGGTAAAAAGAAGGTGAAACCACAAGTTTCACTCAGCCAGTCTACCAGGGTGATGATGTACACACCTGACGGTACACTGATTTCAGTCCTTCGCAGGAAGGTTGGAGTGAAGTTGAAACAAGGATTCTCTTTCGCTGACAGGGAAACACGCAAAGCCGACCAGAAAAAAAGGTCGATGTGAAATGACCCTGGAAGAACGCAGACAACTGGAGGTCCTGACTCATGCTGTTAATGATCTGAATGTGAAGGTTACCCAGGGGTTGACAGAGCTTAAAACGGAGCTGAAGTCCTACCCAATTGTAAAGGATCAAGTCTATACAAACAAGGACCGAATCACGCAGCTGAAAACGGCAGGCGGCGTGACAGTGGCGATCCTAACCCTATTAATCACGGCTGTTGGAGCTGTTGCATCTGTAGCCGCACTGCAATGAAACGAGGTATGAAATGAGAAAACGAATTAGCGTGATTTTCCTGGTGATGGTGATCCTCCTGATCGGAGGCTTTACCATTTTAGATGCACAAGATTCCCAGGTTCGACCCAAGAAGGAGCTCACCGCAGAATTAGTCCTGTCTGCTCCCTCTCAACCTGCCACAGATATCCAAATCCAGGATGAGCCTGGGGAAATCATTCAAGATTTGGAAGGAATGGACCCTGTTGGCGATTGGTTAAGCCAGTTTGCCTGGTATCAGAGAATCGAACGGTTTCTGCCTGGTCTGATCCTTCTCGGGTTACTGCTCGGCAAGGTGGCAAAGTACACACCTGGAAAGCAGGATGATCTCATCTCTGGAGCTTTGCTTTTGATTGGTCGATTGCTGAGGAAAACGCCCAAGAAATGAAACGCTTCCACCTTCATAGGGTAAGCAGTAGCCATAAGGTTACGATGGGAGCTCTGGTCCACCAGGGCATTCCCTTTTTGGTTACGCTTGAGCGTCCTTGGAGGTTCAATAAGCCATTCGAAAGCTGTGCCCCTGAAGGTGAGTACCTCTGCGAGCGATACGTCTCGGAACATTATCCCCTGACCGCACTCGCCTGGCAGGTGAAGGATGTCACCGGCAGAAAGAACATGCTTATTCACGCTGGAAACACCGTCAAGGACTCAAAAGGGTGCACGCTACCAGGAACCGGTTTCTGTGTTCTCAAAGGTGAACCAGCAGTCCTCAATAGCAAGGAAGCTCTCCGGATCCTTAACCAGGTGACCGGTGGAGAGCCATTTGAATTGATAATTCACAGAAATTGAAAGGAGAAGCTGAATGCCTCCCTCAAGTAAAACCGTCCATGTATATCAGGACGCCACTCTAAAAGCATCTCCAACTGTCAACCAGACAACCGGAGCCTGGGATGCTGGCAATGTTTCATTCTCCTCTGGTGATCATGCCTTAAAAGCTCGAGCTGAAGATATTGCCGGTAATTTTTCAGGCTACACCCAGAAAAATGTCCGTTTTGGGGACAATAATGTGCCCGCTCTACCGGACCTGCTTGACGATTCAGGGGAAAGCTCTGTTGATAATATCACCAACGATGACACCCCTAGAATAAAGGTAACACTAACCCTTCCCATTCCTGCAGGAGCGTCTGCTGTTGCACAGGCATCGGTTGGAAAGCTCGTTTTGGTGAATGCTGGGACTGAGTCTGAGATCGCCAGCGAGGTGCCAAACTACACAGCACCTAATATCTTCGATTACACATTCCAGCTGGCGGCACTTGCGGATGGTATTCACGGATTTCGAGCAAAGTGGGCGGACGCTTTGGATAACCCATCAGCCGCCTCTGCTGCATTAGAAATAACTGTGGATACCCAGGCTCCGGACGTGCCTTCCATCACCTCTGTCGTGGATGGCCAGGTATTCGTCGGAACCTCCATCCCTGTTTCGGGATCCGCTACCTGATAGCAGCCTGACAGGACCGGTGTATGAATCTAAGGGGAGGGGCCAGTCCCTTCCCCTTTTTACAATAGGATGATGAGAGATGTCTTTTCAGACAATCGACCTGGGAACCCAGGGGACACAATCGGGAGATACAATTAGAAACGCCTTCACGAAGGTGAATTCTAATTTTGTGGATGCCCAGAGCCAGATCGATGGAAAGGCTGATTCGGGGCATGTGCACGACTCCAGATACGTCAAGAGCAATGGTTCAAGCTGGACACCACACACCAGCACAAATCGAAGTAGTGGTTGGAATACCTTTTGGACTGACTATGGATATATCCAGTTCGGTCCTGCTAATTCATCCTGGGCTCACATCTATTCAACAAAGCCATTCTACTTCAACGATCAAATTCATGTTCTTGGAAATCAGGTATTTCACCCAGGGCACCTCCCTGCGATTTCTGAGGTGAGCGGACTCCAAACATCTCTGGATGGGAAAGCTCCTACCCACACTCATCCCTACCGCTCAGACTCCTGGGTTCCAGCTTGGACTGATATCACTGGGAAACCTGCGACATTCGCTCCTAGCTCACACACTCATTCACTTTCTGAGATAAGCAATTCCGAGGATGGCGGTGAATTGATTGCCGCTGATGGACTCGGTGGCTTGACAGGAACCGGACTCCTGGCGGATGGAGTCTTCATGAAGGATGATACCCTGGCTGAGGTTGGGGATGTGACTCTCTCAGCAATCGGGGACGGAGAGCTTCTTCTGTGGAATTCGACACTTGGGGAATGGATCAACCGGACATTGGCTGAGGCTGGAATTGCATCAACTACTCACTCACATACGGCTTATGCCTCCAAAACAGTCGCTGAGACCATTTCCGGATCATACAATTTTACTAATACCCTGGTCGAATTTGCCCAGAGGCTTGGTCACTATGGAGACACAAACACATATATTGATTTTGCAACTGACAGAATCACAATGTTTGCCGGTGGGTCGTTATGTTTCGATACAACAAAAGGCGCAGCTCTTCAATGTTCTACCGGAAACGTCCTAGATATCGATTTCGATGAGGGGACCGGAGAGCTCTTTATTAAGGGTCAAAACTTTTGGTGGACGTCCGGAAAGATATTCGCAAAGGTCTAGAGAATGAGCGACACTTTCAGAGTCAAACTTTTTCTGCAACTCGGGATCAATCCTGACCCGGAAACAGACACCTTGCTGGGCGAGGATTTGACATTTCCCTCGGATCAGTTTGATATCATCATCGCATCACTTCCCGAAGGACGGCACACGATCTACTCAGTCGCATACGACCTCGCCGGAAACCAATCCAATATCGATGACAAGGACATCGGCACCCTTCCCAACCCTATGCAGGTCTCAGGTCTGGTGGACTGGACCATTGGCGAAATGCATCAAACACAGATAGGAATATTCAGCTCGTGAAGAACCCTTACGAACAACTCAGTATTGCGATTTACGAAATGGCTGGTGCAACCCCCGATCCGCAGAATGATACCCTTATCGATTCGGCGCAGGTGCTTCCGCATGTTTCCACTTCCTGGGACATGGGTAACCACACCTTTACCGTTGGGAACCACAGTATTTATTCAGTCTGGACGGACCGCCTTGGAAATGTCAGCAGTCCCTCCCAGGTGATCAGCTTCGAGGTGCAATAATGGCTCGACAAATTGTAAAAACACGATCTGAAATACTGTGGAGCTTCGACAGTCACGAAGTGCTCTACAAAGAGGGTATCGTCGAGCTTTCCTTCATCATGAAGAATCCCCGTGGTTACAAGGCGAGTCTGGCCACCTTCCAGTTTTATAACGACCATGCTTCAGAATGGGTCCCTGCGTCCTTGGATTCTGTTCAGTATGTATCACTCGGTGGGTTTCCACTGACAGGCAAATTTGAGAAAGTGATTATCCGTTGGGACTGTGCTTCCGACCTTCGCATCATGAAGGCTTTTCAAAACGTGCACTTTGCTGTGGCTTTCAATGATCGTGAAGAACTGATCGGGACAGAAACCGAACTCAGAGAATACACAATTCCCGAGGTTGATTTCACTATCCAGGATGAACCCAGAATCATCAAACCCCACTCAAACGACCCTTATCTAATTTTTGAATTTGTGAACCCAAAATCAATCAGGGACGCATTGCTGCATTTCAAGCTTGAGGTGGACACCGCTGATACATTCGATTCTCAAAATCTGGTCACATTCAATTCTTTTGAGGACCAGGCGGGTTGGAAGTACGATGTGAATGGAGTCTGGACCGATTTGGTTCCAGAAGGACTATCTGGCCTTTCGTACTGGAAATTCAAATTCGAGGATGCAAGCTTGACGGCTCTCACCGGTGGTGACTACTATTTCCGGATCACACCGATCCTTTCACAAATCAAGGTTCATTTTTATTCGATTGCAGACGGCCAAGTCTTTCAAACCACGACGATCCCTGTGAATGGGTACGTCGAAATACTCGATTAAACAGGAGGTAGATAAATGGATAGAACAGAATTCGCAGAGGTAAAAGATTACACGCTACAGGGCATACCCGTCTGGCAGCACGAGCTAACAATTGGACAAGATATTAAACTGGCCGAGCTGGTTGCAAAGCTTGGTGGTGTGGATTGGAAGAATCTAAATGGTGTTCTCCGTGCCCTTCAGAAAGATGGTATGCTGGGTGATTTTCTGAGTGTGATCCTTGAAGGGGATGTCTCAAATATTGATCCACTCAATCTTACCAACTCTCAAGTCTCAGAGGTGGCTCAAGATTTTTTCGGCTTAAACGGAACAGGGATCGAGAGCTTCAAGAATTTGTTCAATCAAGTGGTATCGATACCAGGACTTCCGGAGGAGCAGAAGGAGAGTTAAGGGACTTATTTAGCGAATTGGGCGAAGAGCCTGACGAGGTTGAGACTCTTGAGAACCTGGTCTTCTCTCACGTAGAGGGAGACCCCATAAAAGGCCGACAAGTCTTAAGGTTGATGAGGACAGTGGAAATGCTGAAATGGAACGAGATAGCAGGAAGGTTCAATAATGGCTCTTGATAATGCCCTTGTCCTCCGGATCATCACAGACATTGAGGACATGGCCAATGACCTAAAGCGAATGGGAGTCCGTGTAGATGAATTCACAACCAAAGCTGAAAAGCAGGTGGATTCTCTAGGAGCAAAGTTCGCTAAAATCGGCCTTGCCATCCAAGGTGTGCGTGGGTCTATCGAAATGGTAGTGGGTGCAGTAAATCGCTTTATCAGTCCTGCAGCCAACCTGCAGGAAGCCATGCTGGGTGTTCAAAAAACAACAGGGCTCACCAATGCCGAGCTAAAAACTCTTGAGAGTCGCTTGGTAGGACTGTCCATCCAGACCGGTCAACCAGCTGAAGACCTGGCCCTAATCGCTGAACAGGCTGGCCAACTTGGGATCAAGGGTGTGAAGAATCTCGATGCATTCACACGCACTGTTTCAAAAATGATCAAAACCACTGATCTTTCTGTCGAAGAAGCGGGATCAAGACTAGCCCAGCTTGCCAACCTCTATGATCAACCAATTACAGAAGTTGAAAAACTGGGGGATGTGATCAACGAGCTTTCCAACAACACCTCTGCTGGTGCGAGGGACATCGTGGAAGGCGTGAGAAGAATGGGGACTGAAGGAAAAGCCCTGGGCTTCACCTTCTCAGATATGGCCGGAATCTCAGCGACCCTCAAGGAAATGGGTATCGATGCTGAACGTGGTGGTACTGGTGTTCGAAATGTCATGATGCGTCTCCAAACCCAATCCAAAGCCATTGCAAAGGACATGGGTGTCTCCCAGAAGGAGTGGGAGAAGATGATCTCTGATGATGGGAAACAAGCTCTCCTGGCTTACCTCGATGTGCTGAACAAAATGGATCAAGTCTCTCAGACTGGATCGGTAGCAAAAATATTTGGTATGGAGGGAGCACCTGCCATTAAAGGACTCGCTGCAGATGTCGAAATGCTCCGGAGTAATATGGCAATGGCCAACGAGCAGTTCAGGACCGGTGGCTCACTGAATGCCGAGTTCAACAACATGATGCAGGGAATGAATGCCCAGGCATCCAGGTTCGGCCAGGGGCTCAAAGCAATTCTGATCGGCTGGGGCAACGTTGCCCTCCCCTATCTAACTGAAGCTTTTAGATGGCTTGCTGACAATGTTCATAGATCCGGTGAAGCAATCATGTGGGCCTGGAATATTCTGCGTCCATTCGCCTATGCTGTTGGTGCATACCTCGTGGTCGAAAAGTCTTGGATAGTCATACAGAAACTTCGAGTGCTTTGGACCCAGAGAGCGACGATTGCTCAAAAGGGCTTGAACTGGGCGATGAAAATGAATCCGATCGGAATCATTGTAAGTGCAATCGCTCTCCTAGTTGGTGCTTTCCAGGCCTTTGGTGGGAATATGGGAAAAGTGAAATCCATGTTCATCGCCCTGTGGATTACTATCAAGGATTTTGGGAAGAATTTCACCGCAATCTTTAACCTCATGTGGGTCCATTTTACCTCAGTGTTTCGAGGTATCTACTATGTGATCAGGGAATTCGCCCAGAGGTTCCGAGAGATATTTGGAAGCATTGGTGACATGGCATCCGGATTCTGGATGATCGTCACTGGAGACTTTGATAAGGGCTGGGCAAAAATGAAGTCCGGAGCAACAAATCTCGCTTCCTCCCTAGGTGACGGTTTTAAAGAGGGGCTTGGGCAATTGGGCAAGGACTACGTCGATGCTTTCAATCAACTGAATTTCTCTGAGTCTGATAAAGCCTGGCATGAATTCGGTGTAATGTCCTGGTTCAAGGTGAAAGAAGGCATCGAACAGGCGTCAGCAGACAATCCTCCAGATATCAAACTCCCAACACTTGATGGTGGTGACAGTGAGAATCCCATCCCAGACCCAGAACTTGGACCCTGGGGGCAGAAGCTGGATCAGTTTGGGATAAAGGTTCAAAGTTTCTCTGCTTCAGCAAGGGATGCATTTGTGTCTCTTGGATCCAGTGCAATGAGCGCTGGTAAGATGGTCCAGAGCGCACTCGACCAGGCATCAAAAGCATTTCTTGATTATCTCTGGACGAATTACATCGCAAAGAAATTCATTCGGCAAAAGGAGCTGGTCGAGGACACTACTGCTACAGCTGTCGCTGTTGGGAACTCGGCCACGAGAACAACCGCCAATACTGTTGAAGCCGGAACAGGACTTCTATCGTCCGTTTCAGCAATTCCCTTTCCATTTAATATTGCTTTGATGATCGGGGGAATTGCGCTCCTGTTTAAGCTGATTTCTGGGATAAAAGGCAAAGCTAAAAAGGTCCCTGCAATGGCCACCGGTGGCGCAACCTTTGGACCCCAGCTTGTACTTGCCGGTGAAGGCACAGACCCTGTTGAGCTGTTTGCACCACAGAAAGATTTTCTCACCTATGCCAGGGAAGTATTGACCCCCAAAATATTGGCTCAAACACACGCTAAGCAGGGGCAAACCACTTCATTTGATGGTGTAAAGGAGCGTTTGGACAAACTAATAGGTTTGGTCTCCCAGGAGGCGAAGACAGTTGTCCGTGGCCGTGATATCCATTTGATACAAAGCAAAATGTCTCGGGGCCGGTTGTGAGTCTTCAAGTCACCATTAATGGAACTGATCGAACCCGCTACGTTGAGAAGGAGGGGTTCCCTGAATTCTTCGAGGAGTCCTTGAAAGGTGAAGGGCATACAGAATACCAAGTAAAAGAGTTTGATCTACCACTACGCACACAGGGATGGACAGCTTCCCAAGATGATGAGATAATTCTCAAAATCAGAGAAACTGGTGAGCATTTAATGAAGGGCAGAATCGACTCTATTGATAACGTCCTAGCAGATGTTGTCACAGCCACAGTTTATCCGGAAGCGATTCTCCTAAAAGACACCAAGGTTGGATTTAAGAAGAATTTAAACGACTCGTCCTGGGTCGATGGTGATGCAGAGAACGACGATGACGATATTGTCCAAGACTTCAAGACGGATGGTATCGAGAATGTCCGAACCATCCTTGCAAAGGTTCTGCAGGACGTAAACCGGCAGAAAGGAACTTCCTTTTGGGTCGATGTCGAGAGCTGCCCCGACCCTCCAAGTGAGCATTCACAGAGAAACCGCTATATCGGTTCCGAACTCATGGCAGTTGAGAAGGAGGGCATTATTGGGATGCTCCTGGATGTTCTCTCAGGTGGGCTTGGAGATAATTTCGACGATTCTGTTTACTTTCGGTACAATGGAGAGAACCTATTTCTGGTTCATCACGACGGCGGATTTCACCGACGTAAAATTTTAAACGAAGGACAGTGGGTTAATGTCTCCTTCTCAAAGACTTGGAAAATCCTTGGGACTGAATTCGGCTTTAATTTTGGCCGGATAAAGGTTCCCTCAGAGGATGTTTACATTCCCGTTCCCTCCATGATATCACGTTACTATCTCTGCCAGGGCGGTGGCCTTGATCTACAGGAGGAGGCTACCTACTTCCCTGTTTGGCCATTCAATCAGTCCAAGCCCACTGAAGGGTTCATGGGAGCGGAACTGAATGACATAGCCTCGGAAAATCTCGGGAGTGTGAATTTCAGGGCTGAGTCATACTGCGATGAAAATGCGCTCTATGGGCCACTTATCCAGATGGCGATGGATACGGATACACGGAACACCTACATGCGTCTGGAAGCTCGCCGCCAAAACCGAATACGAAGAACAGCTTTCATCCTAGTGTTTGAGACAGCCTTCGATTTCAACTACGCTGCCCATTACCGAAATACATCTGCTAGCCAGATCATAAAGGACCTGGCCACCGTGACCGATCGCTGGTTTTTCGTCGATGGACAATCTCGGCTCTGGTTTCTTCCACGAGGTGTCGGAAACGGAACCGTGGATATTCCTCGTACACGAGTTCTCTCTCTGAAGAAGAAAACCACCAAGATCGATGATCTTAATTTTGATCTAAGCCGCTACGAGGAAGACAGAGATGGACGTGTGAATAGCTACGGCTTGAAGCTCCGCAAGAACGAGTACGAGGCTGTCAAACGCATTCTGAAGGATCGCTACGAAAATAAGTCAGTCGTTTCCTACGACCTTGAAATACTTAACCCCTCCAATGACATACAGCTCATGAAGGAGCTTGCCATTGGTGGAGAGTCGGGATACGGGACTATTGTGGAACGTGGCAAGGGTTTCCTGGAAAATATAATGACCTTAAGGACAGAGAAATATGTATAGAGGATCCGGACCACCAGCGTTCCGGTGGAATAGACAGCTTTGGCAATTGCCCAGGGTACTCCGAAACGAGCGCAAAGAGAAGTACGACCCATTGTCAAAAATCTATGAGAACATAGATGAAGAGCTGATCCCTGGTGAACCCCGATTTCGGTTCCTGGGCGAGTATAAATTTGCTCCTATGTCATCCTCGCTTGTGGACGTCCTGATCACCATTTATAACAGGGGGGGTACAATTCGCTGGATACCCCATTCCGACTTTTCCGTCGTTGCCTATGATGCAATCATTGAGTTGGTATCGCCTGAGCCGAAGGACGGTCTGAGCATGGTGGACCAAGTGGAACTCAAAATCAAATCAAAGAAACCGGTCAAGAAAATTCCGACCGTTGACAATATGCTGGGCTGTGTTCGGCTCACTCGAATCTGCGTAATTAATAATACTTGAGAGGTGAATAATGGCTGGAAGATTACCATTTGGAATATTTGGACAGGGAACGGATGAACTGATCGCCGGACTCGAAGTAACTATCAAACGTGATTCAGATGGAGCCGTTGTTGCCAGGACGCATAATCCTGGTGGTGGTGAACAGCAGATTGAGGACAATAACGACGGAACCTACTTTGTTGATAATCTTCCTACAGGTGATTACTCCATCTATGTCGGCAGCGACCTTGTTCCACAGGATGAGCTCTCTGGAATTCCTCACGTTTTGGCTAGCGATGTGACCGGTCACATTTCGGACGCATCAAAGCATCGAACCATCAACGATGCCAGTTCAGGGTCGACCGATCTGTGGTCTGCACAAAAGATTTCCCAGGAGCTGTCTGGCAAATCGTCTGCAGCTCACACCCATGCCGGTGTTTATGCAACGGCAAATCATAACCATGATTCAGCATACCTGAAACTATCAGACGCATTTGCAACTACTCCTCTCTCCCAGGGGCAGGACATCATCGATTTCCTGATCCAGACTGCGAACTTCTCACTGGATGCAACAGATGGTCACCGGTTGAAGCTCACACAGTCCTTTGCTGATGAAACGATCCTGACAGATAATGCATCACTGTGTACCAACCTGGAAGCGCTCCAGTCAGCGATCTTAAATCGTGTGACGGACATCCTTCAGATTAATCCAAGGGCTTCTACTCTAGATGCGGTTCAAGCCAACGAGGGAAAAGTGTACTACATCAAAAATATGCTCGCTACCTCACCAAGAAGCTATGGTGTGTACATGATCATGGCGCACCCAGACGGAGGATATGCATCGGTGGAGATAGCAAAACTATCCGAAACGCCCCAGTAATACATCTTCATCCGCTGCCGCCAGAAGCTCAGGGACGCCTGAGCTTTTTGGTCTTTATCATTGTTATTATTGATTATACACGGGATTACGCTTGATAACACTTTTTTCTCATTGCACATTCACACCAGCATGACGAAGGAAGCCCCAAAAGGAGAATCAAAATGACAAACCCAACCACAACTCAGAACCCAAACATCCGGAGCACATATTACGAATTGGGCGATAAGGTTGGAAAACTTGAGGGCCTAGCTTTGGAACTGCAGGACGACAAACTGATCGAGCTGAAACGCAAGGCAAACAAGCTGATGATGGAGCTGAACGCCCACCTCGACGAGAACTATAAAGGCTGGGACTGAAAATGAGCAAAGCCAAGACAACCCTGGAATCGTTGGAGAACCACCCAATGTGGCATCAAAACGATTACGATTACTTCATCAACAAAGGCTACGACCACGAGGATATCCTGGCCTTCTGGGATCGGGATCAAAAAGCCGGATGTGAGCCCTGCACCTGGGAAGAAGAACCCACAGACATTGTGGGCGTATTATCCGGAATGCTGAAATAGAGCGAGGAAACGAAATGGCACAAAGAACTGACCTACCCGATGAATTGAACCCAAAGTATATGTTCCAAACTACCGCCAACAAGATCCTCTCCCAGATAGCAAAGGGAAAGATAAACCCAATTGAGATGGCCAAGCGAGAACTCGCTGCCAGGGGATATGACGTTAATGGTGACTGGGTCGGATTTAAAAAAGCGGCAGCGCTTCTAAATATCTCCTGACATCGTCATGCTAAGCGAGTCAGTGGCCCTCGGATTTATCCCCGAGGGTTTTTTTATTACCATATTACTGCCATCAACAATAGATGGGGCTAAGAGTGCATCAAAATAGTATCAAAGAATTTGGCTTCTGGTGTCACCATTTGTCCAATTTACTCAAATTAGTGAATGGGCTATAAAAAGAAAAACCCCTTGTAAAACAAGGGGTTTAGGGAGTGGGCCCACAGGGGCTTGAACCCCGAACCGACGGATTATGAGTCCGGCGCTCTAACCAATTGAGCTATGGGCCCTTTTTAATTAAGAATTGTAAATTATGAATGATAACTTTACTGTTTAAAAATCGTGCATTACCATTCATGA